CCCATATCGTTTTTGCCAGCTACTGGTGATTTTGTGTTATCGCCATTGTCACCTTTTTTAGGTTCATTTGACATTTTATTCACGTATTCACGCATTAGTTCAGCATTTGATTTTGGAGCAGTTGATTCGTCAACTTCTTCGTCGTTTGCTTCATCAACTTCTTCGTCAGTTGCTTCCATGCCAAGCATATCGATGCCTTCTTCAGCATCGTCATCGCCTTCGTCTCCAGCATCCATATCCATGTCGTCGCCTTCTTCATCGTCGCCGCCATCTTTGTCGCCTTCATACTCGGCTTTTAATGCATCTAGTTCTTTTTCTAGATCCATCATTCTGTCTTTTAGATCGTCCATTTCTTCTTCATGGTCTGCATCACCGTCTTCGCCTTCGTCGTCCATGTCCATTTCGATGTCTTTTTCAAAATCATCACCTGCGTCCATTGGATCTGCTTCTGGTGTTACAACTTCTTGATCTAAATCAAAACCTTCTTTTGTTTCTTCGTCATCTGACTCGTCAACTTCTTCGTCATCTGACTCGTCAACTTCTTCATCTTTAGATTCGTCAACTTCTTCATCTTTTGAAGCTTCATCTACTTCTTCATCAGATGCTTCATCAACTTCGTCATCTTTAGACGCTTCGTCAACTTCTTTGTCTTCTTCCTCTAGATCATTTTCTAGTAGGTTTTCATAAATTTCTCTTGATTTTTCTACAACGATATCGTGGAATAACTCTTCAGCACCAGCACGATCCTCGTTAACTAGTTTTTCGAGCATTTCCTCGAATTTAGTTAGGTCTGCCATTATTTTCTCCTGTTTTAATAGTTTAGTTTACCTATGGTAAGGCTGTCAATATTATTTAGTTATATTATAATATTATACTGGAAAATACGCCAAAAACAGACAGTTTTTGACAAATTTTATAAAATATTGAAAGATTTACAAAAATCTTCCTTATTTACATGAGTTACGTTACTAAATTTATCTAAAGGTTCTGGTATAAATCCTTTTTCTAGTATCACTCTTATATATCTCTTTTTGTCATTTTGTTGCATTATTAATGTAGTTTGACGCAACCAATTACCATAATATGTTGCAGTATCGTGACTACCTTTGTAATTTTGAGTACCGCTATACAAGTTATTAACACGTTTATGTTCAGGCCCTATACCTCTAAAGTCAAAACCAAGTATATAAATTGTGTCGTGATTGTGTGAGCTTGCAAGATCTAATGCTGTAGGACCGCTACTCCATCCTTTACTTGGAGTAAAATAATTTAATCCTTTGTACTTTTCAAAGGTTTTGTTATAATTTGTCCATACAGGTCTTTTGTGTTGGTAGTTACGGTGCACAATTTCGTTCACCATTTTTGTATCAACTGCTACAAGATAGTCAGGATCAAAGTCTCTATAGACTGCATTGCAGGCATAAATTGTTCCAAACTTTTTAAGTGATTCTAATGGAATCCCGTCCCGGGAAGTACCGTTACCTAATACAAATGCTATACTCAATTATCACGCTCCGCCAGCCTCCGCGTTTGCCGCTAATCCATACATTTGTCTAACAAAATGTAATTCCTTTTCTTGTTCTTCTGTATGAATTTCAGATGCTAGTCTTGCACGGTTAATCTGACTAAGTGTTAATCGAGTTTTACGTGTGCTATCAAAGTCAACCGGTGAGTGATCATATTGAGGATCATATTGCTTATCCTCAACTGGCTCAATAGTTTCACGGTCAAAATAAAATAGTTCTCTTAGGATCATAATGTATTTATACTGTTACGTCAGTATTTCCTTCTGCTGGTGCGCCTGCATCTCCTGTAGCGGTTTCTGGGCCTTCTCCTGTTCCTCCATCAACTGGTGCATCACCTCCTGGAACTTCTGCATCCATTCCAGACATGTCAGCATCAATACCTGCACTGCTTATACCTGCTCCGCGCATTTCACCTGCCGCATCAGTTGGTAGTGGTTGTAGGTTTTCATCATTTTCCTCTCGCCATAGTCTTTCATTCTCTGCAAGCTCTTCTTCACTTAATCCTAAGAAACGTTTCATAGCAAAACGATTAGATATGTATGGTATTGCACTCATTTGAGTAAATGTTGGAATACGTGCATTATCAATTTCACTTTGTCTATAAGCCGCAAAGTTTTGTGGCGGTTGGAATCTAATGTCAAACATTGCTGTATCAATGTTTACACCCTTTTCTAAAAGATATCTTTTAAATTCGTTATTTAAATCTTCTACAAGAAGTCCTTGAAGTCTTTCACAGTATGTGTTAAACCTAAGTTCTTGAATGTATGCAGTACCAACACGCCCATCATTATATTGTGAAGCTGAATCATCCGCTCCAGTTGGTAAGTACGAGCTAGGTATACGTAGCCCGCGTACAAGTTTATTAGTGAAGTATCTAAGATCATCAATTTCTCCTAGGTTAGTACCGCCTGGAAGTGTTTCAACTTTAGATCCTCTACCTTCCGCAGTTTGTGGGAAGAAGTAGTCTTCATTGATTGACAGTGGATTGTATGAACTGTCTATGACATTTGTACCGCCACCTGTCGACGATGGGATACGTCTTTGGTGTATTTCCGTTTTAACACGCTCCACAAACTGCATAGCAAGGTGTGAAGGCATGTTGCCCACATCAACGTAGAATACTCTGCGCTCTGGCGCACGTTGGACACGATAGATAATAATCGCATCTTCTAATAGTTCTTTTTGTTTGTATACTTTAAAAATTGTTTCTAATAGTGAATTACCAAATGGAAAATTGTTGTCTAAGCCTTCTGACAAACTTAAATGAACTACATGTTTTGCATCTATAGTTATTTCATTTTCACCTTGTTGAAATCTGCTACCAGCTTGCGTAGGTGCTTGTCCTACCATTCCTCTGACACCGCCTGTTAAGTAACCATCTCCTCCACCAGTAACATTTCCGTTAGTTTGATGAGGAGTTGTTGCTACCATGTCAGCAAAGTTTAAATTAAAATTTTTAATTACATATTGTTCAGGTGTTTTCCCCTCACTTTCATTTACAATAATCCTAACAACGTTTGCTGGATCTACATGAAATAATTTTTTTGTTTCTGGATCTCTAATAAAAAATTGATCGCCATATTTAAATGCATTACGCATAATTCTAAACATACGTGTTTCAAAATTTTGTACTTTACACCATTGTAAAAGATACTGTTGTAGAATAGTAGTTTCTGAATTAGTTGCTTTCTTTTTAAAATCTAATAGGAATGGAGTTTTGTTTTGTGTATTTTTTTGGGAGCAAAATTCTGCTAAAATGTCTAGTGCGGCATTTACTTCTGAATCTAAATCCATTGTATTGTATTGTCCATAACGCTCTACACGGTTTGGACTACCTACATATACATCTGGTAGATAACTGTTATAATTTGACCTTGCTGGTCCTGCTGTAGCACCACCGCCTCTTTTACCGCCACCTAAAGGACTGAAACTTCCCCCTAAGTTATCAGCTGTTGGCACTGGTGTAAAATATTTTTTCCAACTCATTTTCTATTCCTATACTACAAAGTATCGCCCGTTAGTCTTCGTATTTGGTCTGTTATTCTATTATTTTCACGCATCAAATCAATTAATTGACTCATTCCACTATTACTTATGCCGCCACCGCCGCCTAATGCTCCAGATTTGAGCATATCTGCTACTGCATATCCGCTTTCATTTCTTTTTGTATTTTGGTCAGCTAGTACTGTGTTTAGTTGTTGCATAGCTGTTGTTAACTCTCTAAGAGCTCTTGCATAGTTACGTACACCGTCTGCATCTAAATCTTCAGTAAAGGCTTTTAGATTTGCAAGTCCACTGCTAGACGCAGTTAGATTTGATACTGCTGTTGCATCAATTTGTGAAAACTCATTAATACCATCTACTAGTTTTTCAAAAGGTGAATCAGCACCAAAGAAACTCATTATGCTGTCAAGCACTCCACCAGCAGTAAGAGCTATCATTGCCGTACCTAGATCACCAAGTGCTACTGCAACTTCTTTTAGATTTGCTGTATCTTTAACTGCGGCCATACGTTCAACACCTGTGGCCATTTTGTCTACGCCATCACCAGCCGCGCTTATTCCATCTCCTGCTAGTTTAATTGCCGCGCCTGTACCGATTAATAATCCTGCTAGTACACCTGCACCAAGTATAACATTCGGTGCGCTAAATCCACCTAGTAACGTTTGGAAACCTTTGATGGCAAGATAAACTGCTCCACCTACTGCTACCATTGTAGCTAATTTTTCTAAGGCACCGTCTAGTCCTACAAATATGCCTCCCGATCCTGCGCCCGAAGATTCATCTCCAGACCCTGGAGGTCCACCAGGTCCTGATGTTTCATCACTACTGCCACCGCCAAAGATAGCTCCCATGATCATACTGCCTAGTCCACTGAATGCACTTGCAATTAATGGTTTAATTAGTTCACCTAGTTTGCTTAATCCTTTGTTTAGATATTCTTTGATAACCGCCATAGGTTCTTTTGTAGGATCATTAAAGTCTGCAATAAAACCTTTGAAAAAATCTACAAAAGGCTGTATTGCTCCTTGCACTGCTGTTAGTGCCTCAGGACCACTTAACCAAGCTGTAAATTTACTCATTTCTGTATTAATAAGTGTGAATATACCGCTGTCTATCAATGCAGTTTGTATAGTATTTTTAATTTTTGTAATTGCACTTTCAAAATTAGCCATGTCTAATTTTGTATCTTCTGTTTGTGCATTTAACTCACGTTGCGATTCCAAATACCTATCAAGCATATTATCATTCATACTAACCATGTCTGATGTTGCCGCACCATATTCGTTACCTAGTGCTCTAGATACGGCTAGTGTATCTAAATGTGCTTGTCCAGCATTTTGTGAATTCC